GTTTGCCCCCAACGAGTACTAATAACTTTAATTTCAAATTTATCTAACTTATATAATGAATGCAACAAATCTCTAGCGTGGTCACCGTATCCACTTCTCGTTGCTATTGGTGCTTGAAATACTAATGTTGGTTTCATATTATAACTCTATTAATTTATATTTTTGACGTGGTTTCCAATTCTCAAATGCCGTTTCCATACCATCAACTAACGCATCGCACATTGCTTCTTTACTTAACTTACCTTCTCCTAAAAAGAACTTTCTACCTTTTAATCCGGCTGCTTTTCTTTCTTCTCTACCAATCCTATACCAATCCATAATTAAAGGTGCAATATCTTCAAAATCAACTCTATCATCAAAGATGTATGGAGTAGGAACTGAACCCGTTGTTGATCTTACCGGCCAAATTGGTTTAACCCAATCCCCCCAAACTACACCTGCTTTTCTGTGTTTACTATGCAATGAACCAATCTCTACATAATCATCGGCGGTTAATAGTTTTCCCGTTCCTCTTTCTCTAAACCCACATTGGTCTTGTAACCCACCTGTTACCGTTAATATAATCGGAGTCCCTGCCATTACCGATTCTGCAGTTGTTAATCCGAATCCTTCATTTGATGCAACATTGATTGTAACATCTGCTATATTATATAAGTAATTCAATTCCGTCTCTGTGTAGCGGTTTGATGAAAATAGTATATTCGCATCTGGCATCAAATCTCTAGCCACTGCAAGTAAATCAGTACCATGTTCTTCAACAGGATTGGTATGCATCAACATACATACTGAATCTCTTCTATCCTCCGGTAGTGCCTTTCTAAACTCTTCAAATGCTAACATAGCATCAATCGGTTGTTTTCTACGGATGTTCCTATTACTCCAATATAAAACAAATTCGTATTCTTTATCGCCAAAAATAGATTGTTTAAATTCAGTAGGCACATCTACCGGCTTATACAATTCGGAATTAATACCATGTGGAACATAACTTACTTGCCAATCTTTGGCAGTTTCCCAATATGCCTCTTTATCCCACCCATAAACTCTTTTAGTAATACCATAAGTTTGTTTAGATATACAGCCAATCCAATCACAACTTTCGTAATAATTTCTATTGTATTTTGGATCCGGTAAATCATCCCAAATATGATAAAAGAAAATTGGCACTGATTGACGTATTTCGTGCTCCATATCATATAACCAAATCCAATATCTCGGATCAGTAAAGTGGAGAATTGCATCTGGCTTTTCAACCATCAACAATTGCCGAATAATTTCAGGATTACCATACCCATCAAATGGATAAATTTTAACCAATGCATCCTTTACACCGGTTTGTTCTCTAACACTATCATTTAGGTCTAATACTTTACCCGCTTCGGGATGTTTAATTGCCGCACCTAATTGAACCCAATCGTACTTATCCAATGTACCTAATACTAATTGTTTGGAAACATTGGCTATACCACTTGCCATTCTCAAATCATCAGATAATAAGAGAATCTTCTTTTTTGCCATAACTGTTTAATTAATTTTTAAAATTGCGAACCACTGATCTGTACATTGGTGTATTCGTTTAATTGTTTTCTAAATTGTTCATTTGTAGTGTATAGGTCTAAAGTTCTATTTACGAGTTTTTGAAAGTTAATGCCACCTTTGATGGTAGCTATTTTAAAATCCTCATCATATAACTTTTTAATAACCTTTACAGTAGTTAGTTTTAAGTCTATCATAGTTAATAATTTGTGTATATACATATATATACAAAAAATTATTTTCCATCACAATGTGTTCCATAAAATTCACACCACCCACATAACTTTGATGGTTGTTTTTGAAACTCAATATCAATTCTATATGCGCCATTTTCATCAAAAACATTATCTACGAATTCTATAAATGAATTCCATGCTTTATTTATAGATGGCTTTCCACTCGCTGGCACATGCCTACTAATACGTGGTACTGTAAAATCTAAACTTTCTGAAATCTTTCTTTTTAGGATGATAAACTCAACATCAATCATATCAATAGAAACTCCTATCATTTCGGAATAAAGTTTTTTATACAAAAGTAATTGTGCGTTCTTAACAGGATCGGATTTTTGATATTTACTCCACCCCTTTGTTGCAGTTTTAAAATCTATAATTTTATATCTACCATTGGAATTGTTCCGTATTACTAAATCTAAAAATCCTAAAAAGTTTATATTCTCTTTGATTTTAGCATTTATCGGTTGTTCTATTGAAACCAACTCATCATCTTTTAGAGAAAAGAATTTATTAAAGTTAGCCCGTTTTTGGAAATAATCTAATATGATATTACCATCGTTTAGAAATTCTACCAATTCATCTTTTGAACAAATTGGTAGCTCTCCGTTATTGGATTCTTTTAAGTAAAGAGTCCTCATTTTTTGCTTCAACATCTCATTTAGATTCATCATCTTATCAGCTTGTGATTTTGAGATACGAAGACATTTTTCTAAATATTCCTGCAAAGTTTCATGCATCGCTGTCCCAAATACCAAATGTATGTTGGAAGTGCTTTCAGATAATTTATCTATATATTGTAATTTATAGTGTTGTGGGCAACTGCTCCACATACTATATTGGGAAAAAGATACTCTAGCCATATATTAAATATACGAAAAATAAGTGAGACTACCAAATTATATTTTAAGTTTTAATTTAGTAATTTCTTTTTTTGCAATCGCGTATTTTTCACATATGTATTTTATATTTTCTCTACCTTCTCTCGTAGAGTACAATATATCAATATATTCATTAGCGTGTAATTCTCTACATTCAAATTCCTTTTGTACCAATTCTACTAAAAACTGTTCGTACTTAGCTTCACCCTTTCCTTTTATATATTTCAAATAATACTTTCCTTTTGGAATAATATTAATGTATAATTTATACATTTCTTTAGGTTGCAACGTCTGTGATAGTGGTAATATAGTTGCAATTAATTCAACCCACTCTGGTTTCATTGAAAGAAAACGATTTATCATAAAATTACTCCATGTCTTAATATCATCTTCTTCCAACTTATCAAAGTACTTTGGATCTTGCTCCGTTGTAATTGCGTTAATATGATCGAATAACTTCTTACTCATAACTACGCAACTACTTTCTTATCCCTTAATTCGTCTGGTAATAATTCTTGTAAAGGTTTGCCACACGTTGCACATAGATATATCTCAATCGGCATTACCGATTCTTTATCACCACCTGTAATTAGGCGTGAAATCTTTTTAAATCTATAACCTGTGATGAATACTTTTGCCCCACACTCACATTCTATATCTCTCGCATCATTTAATGAGAAATTTACAGGTAGAGGTTGTTGTTGATTTTCCATAATTTTTATTTTATAATGTTTAATATTTGTATAACTGTGCTAGTAAATACTATTTCTTTATCTACTACTAATGCATCCTTTGATAGCCCATCTGCAATTGTTAAAATTACATTAGCAGTATTCCCACTCGCATATTCATCTACCTTATCATATAACATAGAATACATTTCAGAATAATCATTTATTCTATTATCTGCTACTGCCTGTCTAATTGCCATAAATACATTTCGTTTCTCATCCTGTGATTTTAGTAAATCAATCAATTTAGTTTGAAAATTTGATTCAACCATAATTTTATGATCCACTTTTAATTCACCTGAACTGGATTGCAATTGACAGGTATTTAAAATTCTACGAATATCTGGATAATATGAACTGATAATATCGGCTACATTTTTAACATCGTATTTAATCTTTTCATTATCCAATATTTTTATAATCTGAACTGCAACATCTTTTTTTGTTGGTGGTGTGATTGCAAATGTTTGGCATCTACTTTTTATTGGGTCAATAATCTTTTCGTGATAATTACACGTTAAGATAAATCTACAATGTTTAGAGAATGTTTCCATTAAATTACGCAAGATTGCCTGTGCGTTTGGAGTCATATAATCAAACTCATCCAATATAATGATTTTAAAACCGGCGAAACCCATTGATGATGCGAAGTTTTTTACTTTTGTTCTTACCGTATCCACATTATTTTCATCCGATGCATTGATAATCATACTGTCGCATTTAATTGTATTTACAATTAGTTTTGCTAATGTAGTTTTACCAGTACCAGCTTTACCATACAGCAATAAATGTGGAATATCGTTATTATCCAAATATTGTTGAATAGTTTCCTTAACAGTTTCATTACCAACATACTCCGATAATTTAGATGGTCTGTAACGCTCTACCCACAAAGTATGTTCTCTCTTTGCTATTTCATTTTCAAAAAAACTCATATATTTTCTTATTTACCAGTTGAACCAAACCCACCACTACTTCTTTCTGAATCAGATAATTCATCTGCCTCTACCAATTGTATGATTGGATGTGGGAGTATAATAATTTGACAAACTTTATCACCTACGTTATATGCTTTGGAATTGAATCCAGACCGTTTATTAAATGTAGCTTGAAGCTCACCCCTATATCCCGCATCGATTACTCCAACTGAATTACTTAAAACCAATTCCATATTTCGTATAGATGAGCGAGGGAAAACTAATCCCACAAACCCATCTGGTATTTCTAATGCAACCCCTAGTCCATATGTAATACTCTCCGATTCATTTGATATAATCGTAGTGGCAATTAAGTCTAAACCGGCATCACTTTCTTTTGCGTATGATGGTATTACTGCGTTTGGATGTAATTTTTTTATTTTAACTTGCACTTTGTTGTTCCTCTCTCATTTTTAATCCAACTTCTGTGATTTCTCTTGCAAATATTTTAAATTGCATCCCATCTTTAACAAATGTTAATCCCTGATCTTCAGTGGGTTTTATTTCTAATACCAATGAGCCAGGATTATCATCAGCTTGTGAGAACGCGAATACTACCGGTTCATTTTCAAAAAATTGAAAACACCATTCAGCTTGCTCAAATTCTTTTGATGGAGTAAGTTCAATTTTGTCTTTTTTTTCTAATTGTTTTTTCATAATAATTTATTTTTATTTTTACTAATATACGTATTTTTTTTTAAATAATCAAGCTAGGAATGCGATTAAAACGAAAAAAACTTTTTAGCAGTTTGTGCTTCCACCGATGCCTTTTGCCATTTTAATGCAGTGTAAAAATCATCTACTTTATTTTCCAATTCTGCCTTATAAAGCATATCTCTATCAACATATTGCTCTATATAATCCATAATCTGCTTTGGGTCATTATAATCTTTAAATGCAACTGTATCCAATCCTAATGGGTTATTTTTAAGATATACCCATTTTACTTTATCACCATCTCTAATTGGTTCGTGCTTAAATGGTGCGTTGAAGAATTTTAGTAATCGATTGTATGAAATTCCAGCTTTAACGTGAGCCGGTGTTCCCTTTTCAAAATTAGCAATTGCTAATCCACTATCCTTTCTCCAACTACCATTATCATACTTACTTAACTCTTTAATTGCTCCACCTTTTGCTATCTTATTAACAGGTAGATTAACCATATTGTTTTTGAATTCTAATAACTTCTTATCTACATAATCATTATCCTTACCCATTAGAATATCTTTCAACATACCACTCATTTGTTCCTGAAACGCTTTGGGGAATGAACTTCTAACAACATCTAATCCCTTTACATCTAACTTATCGCATGGGATTCCATTTTTCAAAATCATCCATTGAGCGTATCGCTTCTTTGCTACCCAAAATCCAGCTTTACTGATGTATTCCTTCTTAATTTCAAAACGATGCTTATCTTTTGCTATAAAGAAGAATCGTTCAGCTAATATATCATAGAATGAATTTAAGAATGTTTGAGTTTCAGTTGCTATATTATCCACTTCAACCGCCATTCTTTTTTCATCAAACTCTTTGTATTCAGGGTATCTATGTTTTACTAATGGCTCTGCCATCATATAGATTGAATCCGTATCGATATACACATTGTAATCTTCTTTTGTATCCAACTCTTTCCAATATTTGATGTTAGCCATTTCTGCAGTTTTCTTAATAACAGTTTGACCGGTAATAGTAACCGCCTCCGCGTTATCAATATCGTAAAACCTAAATGCTGGCAATCCTAACACACCATACATAGAGTTAAGAAGAATCTTTTGAACTAACTGCCTTTTGGCGTAGAACTCATATTTTTCAGTATCACCCGCTTCACCGTATTGTTTTTCTAATTTACGAAACTCAACTCTTTGTGAAAACCACGTATCCAAAATATCAGCAATTAGTCCAGGTGTATCTTGCGAATAAAGTACGCCATTTGCTGCTACACCCAAATTACCATCTTTAATAACATCCTGTAATTCACTTCTACTGTATGTATAGGTATCATCTTTACCTACTATGGTGTATTCCTTATCTTCTCCCTTAATCCAGTCCGCTGGATCCCATCCTGTGATTTTACCAATCTTTGTTTCAGGTGAGATATTAAGTGTCATAATAATCGATGGATATAGGGATGTTAAATCCAAATCATAAATCCAATCATACTTACCAACGATAGGTTCTTTTACATATGCTCCGATAAACTTCTCTTGGTTGTTATCTTTAAGAGCCTGCATTCTTTCCTTTCTATCTCTCGGTTTATTGGGTGCAACTAATCCTTTCTTTTTAAGATATGCAAGACATGCTCCTTCTAAATATTTAGATGAAAACATATAATCTTCATACGGTACATATCCAGCGTGACAGATTGCTCTACATAAATCTATGAATTGAAGTTTCTCATCCATAGATACTACCAAATCAACATCGACTATGTTATACTCAATAAATTTTTGTAAATCGTTTTCGAATAAATCATCCAAACTTCCTTCATACTCAATCTTACCTCTACCCAATTCTTTGGTAGCGATGTGATTTAATGTATAAGAACTCTCCAAACCATAGTTGTAGTTTTTGTATAGGTTTATATAATCTAATATAGATACCCCACCAAAACTCCATCTTTGTCTATATGGTGAATAAAATGTTTGCCCAATTGGTGACAATCTCTTTGCGTGACCTTCTCCACATACCCTCTTAATACGATTATATAAATACGGTATATCAAAAAAGTCAATATTCCAACCTGTTAAAATCGTTGCATCCACTGATTGGTAATATGTTAAGAATGCCATTAGCAAACTTTTCTCATTATCAAAAACATGCACATTTACTTTTCTACCTGCCTTATCAAATGATTCTTCATTTTTATTTATTTTCTTTTCCTTATCTAATACGAATACATCATATAGTTTGGTTGAACTGGCATGCGATGCAATTGCAGTTATTTCATTTTTTGCTTCTAATGTATTTGGTAATCCACTTATCATTTCAACCTCAATGTCAAAGGTCATAACAGTATGTCCTACCGATGGTATATCAGAATCGTATATATCAACTAATACACGTGTTGTTTCTGGAATATCGGATTCAAATAATTCATCTGATTCATCTTTTTCCCACTTTGCTACCTTTG